TCTATGCCTGCACGGAGGTCCAGAATTTTCTCTCCGTCAGCATCTGTCAAAGGCAGGTGCTCTCGGAAGAAATCTGCTTTGATAGGTTCAGACAAGTAAGCGATCTTCCAAATTGGAAGGTCGATATGTTCCTTTGAGCATACTTCGTTGCCAATAGCATCGAAGACGCCAGTCTGCTCCTTTTCCTTCCTTTCAATTCGCGCTGCGAGATTAAGGACGGCTATATCATATGCATCTTCTACGTTTCTCATCAGGAATCCTGAGGGGAGATAGTAAGCCAGCCAGGTAAATTCCGCGAAAACTTCGGGGAGCTCTGGATGGTAGAGGTCATAGATCATCTGTTGGGTCATTCCCGGCGGTATTCTACCGATGGTAGTTGTCCGAACGGCGTGGTCCAACCTAGCCCTCAAGAGGTGCCGGCCTTTCGTATAGATCTCCCTAGGGGATTCTGTACTCAGGTTGACCCTCTTGTTACTTAACTGACTGACAGCTCTTTTGGCGGATCGAAGAAGGTCTTGCATCTGCCTTAGGTCGTCGTCAGATTTTAGAGTTATCGAGAAATGGTCCGAGACCTTAGAATCTAAGAACTCGCGGAAACTTCCCCATAATATGGAGAGTTTTCCTCCTTCCTTTCTCGTATACTCGAGACATGCAGAGTTCGATAGAGAAAGATGTGAGAATCTCACGTCTTTGGAATACCGGGAGTCCCGGTTCTCTGATCCAACTGTGCTACACGCAAGTTCGACAGAAGCGAACTGCGCATCGGACGTTTGCCATTGGCTTCCGTCCGGGCGCGGCCCGGTCAGTCGATCTTTAAGCTCGACGACAGCGCTCAAGCATTCTTTCCGGGAAGGTCCTGGAAGGAAGCGCGACTGCGTCAAGTGAGCCACCAGCCAAAGGCGCTCTCTGTTCCCACTGGGACCAGTCAGGATGGGAATCCCCAGCCTGAGTAGCAATGCTACTACTCGCTTCGCTGTTGGAAAGTTTGCGACAACTGTCTCAAGTTGGGCCCGTGGCCGTTCTTGTAGTATGTTGTTTAGCAACGAATTTTGAATAGCGGTTGTAAACTTCTTCCACTGTTTCCCAAACAGCGAGATGTTACCGCATTCATAACAATCCTTGAATAGCTCGTGACGGAATCCGTCCCATGCGGGTTCGTGCAATACACGAAACCGTGTGGCTACTGCAAGGGCGGACTGAATTCCTAAAAAGGTTGCCTCTCTCCGTGAGATGAGGCCTCTCTTTAGATCAGCCCTTAGCCGCGTTCGGCCGGCCTGGTTAAGCCCGATGGGTTTCCCAGAGTCGTCCGTAGTCGGCCCAACTGCTTGGTAGAACCACCGCTTTGCGGTGTTCTTTCCTTGAGCCAAAGCAGCCTTAAAGGTTAAGCTCATGGTTTTCCTTCCTCGAAGGGTTTGTATCTCCACCGGGATCCGGTTGGTGCATACGTTCACCAAGGACTTTCCTTTTTGATGAAG